GAGCTTGCCGCTGACTTCTGGACCGACGCCGAGCTGAACCGTTACCTGAATGAAGCGCAGTTCAGGTTCATCGGGGAGGCTAACTGGCCGTGGCTCATAACAGAGGGCACGGCTTCTCTCGCAACTAACGAGCTAGAGTTGGGCGAGGGTGTTGACTACACCAAGACCATCAACCTGACGCTAGCGCTTCCTGGCGACTCGCGTATCTACCAGCCTACCCGCGTCAGTCCCACCAAGGGGTTCCAGCTCCGCTCGTACTACAACACAGACACAACTGCCTCTCGCCCCCTGTGGTTCTACGTCACCAACGTCGTAGACGGCTCGGGCGAGGGGCTTTTCACTACCACCCTCCGGTTCGTACCCACGCCTACAGACGAGATGGAGGTGGAGTACCAGTACTTCCGTGTCGTATCTGAGATGAGCGCAGACGCGGATATAGCAGACCTGCCCGTCGAGTACCACAAGGCGCTCATCCACTACGCGGCTGGCACGGCCTGGCTGAAGGAGCTGAACGGCGGACCCAAGGGCGACGAGCAGTTTGGGTTGTACGCTCTCGTGCTGGAGCAGGCGAAGCGCGAGTTCTTCGCTGACCCAGATGACCAGCCCGTGGTCATGGGCAAGGATGAGCCGCAGTACCTCATGGGTCGGCATGTCAGCGACCCCTGGATGCTCCGCATACCTGAGACTTTGGGGCCATAGCCATGCCGTTCTTGACGGGCGTAGAGTACTCGCCGCAGCATACTGGTGTTGTTACCTCGTCAGGGCAGTGGCCTGCATCCTTCGACTTCAGCTCGTCAACCATCCAGGACCCTACTGGTCGGGACGGCACTGCCGCGGCCGACATAGCAAACCTCGTCAAGTGCATCTTCGTGGGCATCTTCTCACCAGACAACGACGTGTACGCCAGCGGCACAGGGTGGACGTGCAACGGTTCTTTGCTGACGCAGACATTTACGTCTGACTCCGTGGCTACGGATGATGGTGTTCTGAGCTTGCTCTGGATGCCGCTGCCTGACACTGTGTGGGACACCGAATACGTGCTTGATATACCTATCGGTGCGGGCAACATCTACGAGAAGACCATATTCGGTGCTGTACTCGTGTACGACAAGCGCGACCTGCCTCCTAACACCGCATTCCAGGGTGCGGGTGCTGTGTCCCCGGACGGTGTTGTGACGGACGGTGCGCAAAGCTCGAACTACGTGCAGGTCACGACGGACCTAGTGGATACGAGCATTCCACCACCTACGGTCTGGAGCGTTGTACGCGCCGTGATGTGCGTTGCCTACTACAAGAACATCTCTACTCTAGTTGGCGCCAGCATCGACCCGGAGTTGGCTGAGGGTGCGCCTATAGTGGCTATGGACATCACGAGTGACGCGGATAACGGCTCGGCGGACACCCGGATTATCGCCATGCGCCTGCTCACGGCACAGGCTCCGTCGCCTGGTCAGATGGAGGCCACGGACACGTTCAGTTGGACGGGGTACAACCTCGACACCAGTGATGTGGTTATCGACGCCTTGCCTGACATCTACGCGCTAGCGCAGCTAGGTGACTACCTAATCGTCGGCACTCCGTCAGACTCGTCACACCCGTCGCTAGCGTTGCGACTTCTGAAGGTCAAGGCTGAGGAGTTGCCTTACCAGCTCCATAAGAGGATGTTGTGATGGGTAGAGTGCGTAGGGAAGGCGCAGACGTAGGCCCTTGGCACGGCATCATCAGAGGTGCTCAGGGCAACTTCGACCACCTTATGGGTGTCATCCGACGCCTGGCCTCCGGCCACAATGCGCTGGTAGACGACGTAGGCGACCTTCGGGACTTCACAGAAGAGGGGCTGGCGGATACATCTCGCGGTATACACACGCATACGGACACGAGCGAGGGCCACGACGGTGGCCCCATCTACGCGCCGGGCATCGACCATGGTGGACTGGCTGGCTTGGCGGACGATGACCACACGCAGTACATCAAGCACTCCGAGGCTGACGCAGTGGGTGACCTGCTCGTCGGGTCTGCCGACAACGACTTCAACCGACTTCCCAAGGGCACGGATGGGCAGGTGTTGAAGACCAACAGTGCTGCAACCCTCGACTTGGAGTGGGGCACGGACGAGAAGGGCGTCGAGTTCGACAAGAACCCGCAGGAGGGTGTGAGCTTCCTGCACGCAGACGGGCCGGACTACATCAGGCTCCGTGCGGGTAACGCCGCGGACTTCGACACGGAGCAGCACACCGAGCTATATATGTCCGAAGGGTACCTCGCACTGGAGGAGGACACAACAGGGGCCGGTGGGAGCGGGGTAGTAGTTAGTCACCGTGCTGTGGATGAGGACGCGGTTGGTTACCCCAACGTGCCCTACTCCTTCGGCGCTCTCTATCTGTATGACTCGGGCGGCGAGACGTATATGGACCTTTACGCGCAGCAGTCCTCCGACAACTTCGCTACCTGGACGGGCGTCTTCACCTCCTTCTCGCACAGCGCCCAGTTCTTCATCGAGGGTGGCGGCGGGGGCGGGACGTTCAAGGTCATCCACGGTACCGGCTCACCCGACCTGCTGACTCTGGATGCGAACGGCAACCTGTCGGTCTTCGGCACCATCGACGGAGGTACGCCCTAAGTGACCACCATCGTCCACCGCCGAGGTACGGCAGCCGCCTGGACCGCCGCGAACCCAACGATAGCTGCGGCTGAGTGGGGCTACGAGACGGACACGGGCAAGACCAAGCTCGGAGACGGGGCCACTGCATGGAACGCGCTGGCCTACTTCCCCGACCACGACGACCTCTCGGGGGTCAGCGCGGATGACCACCACCCGCAGGACCACGACCACGTAGACCATGCAGGAGTCCACCACGGCCACCCCACCATCTCCGGCGAGGACGGGGACGAAGGTCCGATGGGGCCGCCAGGAATGGCGGGCGCCACCGGAGCCACTGGCGCCACCGGAGCCACTGGCGACACCGGAGCCACTGGCGCCACCGGAGCCGCTGGGGTGGGCGAGGACGGGGACGAAGGTCCGATGGGGCCGCCAGGAATGGCGGGCGCCACCGGAGCCACTGGCGCCACCGGAGCCACTGGGGCGGCCGGAGCCAGCGGCGCAGACGGTCGGGGGATTCCGGGACTGCCCGGCGATGACGGCGAGGACGGCGGCGTAGGAATACCGCCAGGGATGAACAACATCCCTTGGGGCTACGATGCCGAAATCGGTGAAGTCCGGTCCGTTTACTCTTCTGGGGACTCTCCGAGGTTCTCGCGCGCCGACCACGAACACCCACACGGCAACTTCGGGTCGGGGGAGTTTCACTCCGCTGACCAGGTATACTTCACGCCAGGTGCCGGTATCGCAGCCACCGACGTCCAGGCTGCCATCAATGAGGTAGAGACGGAGGGCGACGTCATCGCCGACGACCTTGCCGCGCACATCGCGGACACGGCGGACGCGCACGACGCAAGCGCAACGTCGGTCCTAGATACCGCCGCCGACTACGCGGGGACCGACGTCGAAACGGTACTGGTGCAGCTGGCGCAGACCAGCCCGTTCAACACCCAGGCGGCGGAAGACGCCGTCACCATCAGCGGAAACGAGGATAACCTTACGGTCACGAATGGAACGATTCTCGTTACCGCCGACACCTCGCCCAACCTCCGGGGCATCAACGCCCCGGCCGCAACTGCACGGACTACGCTCGTCATCGTCAACATCGGCAGCACGTCCTTGACTATTTCACACCAGCACGGTACTCCGTCCGCTGCGCGTCGTATCCGCTGCCCTAACGCAACTAACTTGATTCTATCACAGCATGAGTGCGTCATCGTGAAGTACATATTCGCAGATAGCCGCTGGCAGGTTATCTCGACCGCCGTCTAAGAAGAAGGAGGCCACAGCATGGCAGGAACACCGAAGCGCATCGCCGGACCGGCTTACATCGTTGCCACGTCGGAGGACATCTACACACCGTCTGCGTCCACCATCTACACCGTCATCACGCACATCCACGTCACGAACGATGACGTATCTGCGCGCACGTTCAGTCTGTACATCGGCGCCACAGGAGCCGAGACGGCGGGTACCGCGCTCGTAGAGGATTACAGTCTTCTGGCCGCAGGAACAGCTGGAGCATCGTGGGACTACTACGGACAGCTGCGCATGAACTCCACCGACTTCCTCGTCGGTATCGCGTCCGACGCTACCTCATGCGTCATCACCGTCGAGGGCTACCAGGTCGTCGTGTAGCACCCTAGCTGCCCAGGAGGGCTTGTGACTTTCGTAACCGCGCCCAACATCATAGAGCAGAGCGACTTCCTCGGCGGGTGGAACCCCGACCAGGAGCCGGTCAGCTCAGATGCTAACACGCTGCGCAGCATGCTGAACCTGCTGCCCGAGCTGGGTGGCACTGGTTCCCTTGTCACGCGTAAAGGGTTCAAGCGGTTGCGGGAGGAGCTGAGCGTCAACGGACTCGGGGGCTACTACGTTCTCAACATCCACGCCTTCCGGGGGGACGGCACGTCGTTCCTCATCGTCGTGATGACGAGCGCTCTGGAAGAGACGAACAACGTGCGGCTGTACGCCATCAACATGGAGAGCCTCACTGTTCAGCGCATCGACACTCCTACTTCGCGCCAATGGGACAACCCTACTAAGGCTCACTGGGGCATGGGCATCGACGAGGTCTACTACGGAGGCTCTCCTGGCAACGACGTCTACTCGTGGGACCCGGCGAACAGCCAGTGGAACGATGAGGCGCACCTTGACCCAGACTGGAAGGAATGGGTTCCGGCACAGGACGACGGCTACTTGTCCGCGACTGAGCTACCGCGTGACTTCGCCTGGAAGGGCAAAGAAGTAGTGACGTACAACGGCGACCAGTACGCTCCCATCGAAAGCATACGGTTCGACAAGTGGGATGACGACGCAGACACACGCTACAAGGTAGGCGACAAGGTAAGCCGCAAGGCGACCTGGGTAGCCACTAACGAGTACTGGAAGTCGTTCGAGTGTGTCAAGTCTCACGTCTCCAACGCCACGGCTGACTCTGACCCTGGCACGGGGGCCGACTGGAAGACCTACTGGAAGAAGATACGGTACCCGGCTCCCGTGAACGACGACGACGAGACGTCGGACAAGTGGTACTTCGTGCCCGTCGCTCCTGGCACTAGCGTTGCAGAGTGGTACAGTGGCCGTATATGGATGAGGTACGACGGGCAGGGAGACAAGTCGCGGGTGCTATACTCGGCTCCGGTGGAGCCTGAGAAGGGTGAAGATGTCCCCGATGTCGTCTTCGACATGACGGACTTCGCTCCCGGCAACGACCTGCGCGGGCCGGGTGGCGGCTGGATTCCCTTCAACGACGGCAAGAAGGGTGGCGTCATCGAAGCCTTGAAGGGCTACGGTCAGTACCTCCTGGTGTTCAAGCGGCAGGCTGTCTGGACCCTGTCCGGTGCTAGCGAGGACACGTTCACGGTACGCAGGCTGGCACAGGGCGTGGGTGCTATAGGTCCAGACTGTGTGACCGAGCTGGACGGGCTCATCTACTTCCTCTCCGACGACGGGCTGTACGTCACGGACGGGACCGCCGTGGAGCCTGTCTCCGGGTTCGAGAAGTTCGCCAACACCATAGAGGGGCGCATCGACGACATGGTGGCTAACGGCGACGAGATAGACGCCATGCTGGTGGACTACGATGACCGCTTGTGGCTCAGCCTCCCAGATGCTGACGCCAGTTCAGGAGAGAAATACTGGACACTGGTGTACGAGCCACGGTCTAGCGCCATCTTCAAGACCGACATGCCTGTTGGGGCCATGAAGACTGCACGTCACGATTCCATACCCCGTCTCTTCTTCAGCCCCCCAGATGGATACGGTACGTACAACGACTACGTGTTCGAGTACGACCACGTGTCCGCAGCGGATGTAGATGACACCGCTGCGGGTACATACGCCTCGGTAGCCATAGCTTGGCACGCTACTACTGCCTGGTGGTCCTTCGCCCTGCTGCGCGAGCAGCGGCGCATCCGGCGCACCTGGGCGGTCATCAAGGGTGCCTTGACGTACACGCTACGCAGGTACAGGGACTACGATGACGCGGACACCAGCGCGGTGACGCGCGTAGTCGCAGACGCTATACCACAGCACATCGAGGGCGAGTGGTTCCCTGACTCACACGCCGCGAGCTTCAAGCTCTCCGGGGTTGCGGCCCCGGCCGTCGTTTACGGTATCGCTGTAGAGACGCAGCCGCGTCGTCAGCG